CCGAATACAGAAAGCCATAATCAGCATAGTAAGTGCTGGAGCTGCCGCTAAAAGTTTTAGGCGTAAAAGCCAGCTCGTTGTCCCCCACTATATCCTTTAAGTATCCGCCATTATTCGGCACCGTGCAAGGGTGCTCCTCGTATCCGGTGGCATTGTCGTTGAAATTTCCGTCCGCAGTCTTTACCATTGTGGTAGAGGTTGCTTTGTAACCGTCCACCCATTGAAAGATGTTTCCGAAAAAGTCCTCGATACCGTTACACTTTACGCGCCCGGTCGTAGAGGTGTCGCCGTAATTCATACCCTTTGCGTCCGTCGCTCCGGTCTGTGCCGCTGCGCTGCCACTGGTATATCCTTGTCCGAGCGCCGCTTGGCTGTTAAGGCTCTTATACCGAATAAGGTAAAGAATTTGCAGCGCGGTAAGTTTGTAAAAATTGAGCTGCTCGTATCCGTCGCCATTGGCGTGCGCTGCGGTGCGAAACACGCCTATCGTCTTGCTGCCCGTCGGGGTCTTGCCGCTCAACGAGCGCAGCTTGTTGCTGCTGTCCACATATCCGGAATAAGCACCCACATAAAAGGCGTCGGTAAGCTCACCGTTATAACGGAAAGCCTTATCCGTAAATCCGTCCAGCGGCGCCGAGGAAATTTGCACAAAGGTGTGCGTGCTATTGTGCGAAATCTTGTAGTAAAATATCGGGATTTCCACCATAACGTCGCCGGCATTTCCGCTCGTAATGTCCGCAGCGGTACCGTCCTCGAATTGTGCGTAATTTTCGGGATTGAGATACCCGACCACCGCCCCGTTTTTTACGAGGCACGGGCGTATCTTGTTAAACGGGTATTTGTCGCTCCAGCTGCCGGATATAAAGCTCCCGACGTTACCACTCGAGGGCGTCAATCCCGCTGCGCCGTCCGTATATTCGACCGCGCTTTCCGGATTACTGTTTGATTTGTCTATTTTGACGCCGTAAGTTTCTGCGCACGCCATTGCTATGCGGCGCTCAAGGTCGTTCATATTTTCCTCGCTGAAAGCGTCGCCCGGTACGATAACTTGGTCGGGCATATTCACCAGTGTAACGGGAGCCGCACCCCCTATGGAAAATTTATTGAGCCCGATACCTTGGCGAGCTCGCCACGTTTTGGTCTGAAACATAGGCACCTCCTTATATAGTGATAAAATCGCGGCGTATGATGTTTATAATTTTATTCTCGAATTTTTCGATATTCACCACTATGCGGGAAATCATTTTGCCGCTGTCTTTTGTTCCTGTTGCGGTGCTGCCGGCAAAGACGCCTATTTCTTTAATCGTGAAATTTGCGTCCGGCGAGCCCAGCGAAACAATACTCTCGACGTAGTTTTGCCCGGTCGGGCGTTCTTTCGTTGTGATTTGCTTACGGAAACGCTCGTTCACGAGCTTTGTTTGTGTAGCTGCCGCTGGCGTGTCGCTGTCGCCGAAAGCAAAATATTTGATATTGAGGTCGTCAAAGCTGTACCCCGTCGTTACCCCCAGCAGCATAGCAAGGTGTATATCCTTGTTTATGTTCGTGAGGGTGTTTTTAAGTTTGTGAATTTCGCGCGCGCCCGTAACGGTGTCGATAATCTCGATTTGATACTCGCCGCGGA